GCAAGACTGACCACTTAATGAACGAATCTTTGAACTAATCAAAGAACCGTTATATATTGGTGTATAGAAATGGTCTACTGTTACGCCTTGATTGTTTATATTGGAATAATACTTGTATTTCCCGTCAATATTCATATTTGAAATATAAACGGTTGCCGACTTTGTACTTCCACTATCTGGCACTACCTTATAGAATATCTTACCCCATTCCATCATGGCGTTGCCATTGTACGAGGTATTAGCTATATCGCTTGCAGTTATCCCATCTGATTTCTTGGTGTAATCATTTTTATCAAGGTAGTAATCAACAGTACCGTCATACTTTAACATACATGGTCTTGGCATGAAGAAAGCATCTTCCCAATCTCCGTAATTGAATACGCCAGTTGAATAGTCCATATATGCTGGATTGTAATTTGAATTTGTATATCCAGAAGGATATGTAATCATCTCTGATGGAGAAGATTTTGTTCCATCAATGTGCATAGCGTATATAGTTGGCTGAATTATGCTTGCCCACTCTAATACACCTGTTGTAGCGTTTGTATGCAGGTATCTATCATTTACTACCTGCGGTAGTGAATCTCCTCCAAAAGATACTACATTGCCTATTATACTCATGCTGTTACCTCCGTTACTGATACTTGTACTCTAATAAGTGCTGTTGTTCTATTCATTGTTTACCTCCGTTATACATACTTGAATATTAGAGATTGCTATTGACGGCTTCGCACCAACTGCGTGTGCTGTTAATGTACCGTTGTTATTTGAGATATATAGTGCATTACAACCGTCTGATATTAATTGTGCTATTACTGTATCACTTGGTTGTATATCTACCTTTGAATTGATTGTTACGGTTGCACCACTTACTGTAACGGTTTGTGTATATGGACTTACACTTCCTGTCCATGTAGCTGATAGGTTAATTGTTCCTAAATCTGGCTTTACGGTATACCCTGCGTCATTAGTAAATGCTGAAACATTTGTTGGCACTACTGGAATAGTTGGTTTGTTGTTGATATAAGCGTCTGATGTGGTGTCTGTTTCGTTCCAATCGGACTGAACATTTACCTCTGCACCTGCCGAAATACCGTCTAATTTAGTCTTGTCTGTGCTTGTAAGACCACTATTGATAGTTAGCCATTGGTTAGATGTGAAAGAAGAATTGTTTAATCTAAACTCTTTTGCCCATGTAACTGTACTTCCACTAACTGTTGCCTTGTATCTGTCATAGTAGGTGTTACCCTCTGTATCTGTGCCTGTTACAAAAGCATAATCGTTATTGGTTACGCCCTCTGTTGGCAATGACTCAACGCTTGTAAATGGGTTTCCATTATCACTTATATAGTGTGCTGTTTCGGTAGCTATGCTACTGTTTACGAAGTCCTTATCTGCAAGCTGATTAGATGATGTTGCTTGTGTAGGTATTTTATCCTCAATAGCGTCTATATCACTTTCAATAGCATTGTCTATTATGTCTTGGTTTGCACTTGTACGATAAGCTGATAATGACTGATGTTCAGTTAAATAACCCTTATTTTCAACCCATGTTTCGGTGGCATAGCCACTTAATGACTGATGTTCGGTTAAATAGCCTTGCTGTCCTACCCATGTCTGTGTAGCCATGTCATTTGTAGCTGTTACAATCTTGGTGTTTACCTGTTCCTTTGTATCATAGTTAGCAAGACTTTGATGTTCTGTTAAGAAACCACTATCATTTGTGAGGTCGCTTGTCTTTGTTGGAATTACCGTAAAATCTGGCAATGCACCAACATCTTCTGCGTCAAGCACAACTGTACCTGTCTGTCCGTTTACGGAATTAACTGCACCACCAACCTCAATATTTCCACTACCAAGAATATTTTGGTTGTTAATTGTTTTAATGTTTGTCCCACTAACAAGGGTTGCCTGTTTGCCATTGTCTATTACATCTTGGTTTGCTGATGTTCTATAAGCTGAAAGGCTTTGATGTTCTTTTAGGAAGCCTTGACTATTAGTCCATGTCTTTGTTGCCATATCGCTAATAGCACTCGGCTGTACTGCTGTCGCACCTGCACTCGCACCACTTCTAATTGCAGACAAGTCATTAATTGTGTCTTGCTTGCTACTATCATGATGTGACGCAATAGCTGAATCTACCTCTGACTTTGTATAGGTGTTAGAAGCGTCTGCCTTTGTACTGTCGTGATGATTTGAGATAGCTGAATCTACTTCTGCCTTTGTATAGGTATCACTTTTGTCTGCCTTTGATGTGTCATGATGTCCTGCGATAGCTGTATCAACTTCTGTTTTAGTATATGTTGTAGAAACATCTGCTTTTGTTGAATCATGATAGCCTGTTGGCAATGCACCAACATCTTCATAATCAAGTACAACCCTACCTGTTTGTCCATTTACGGAAAGAACCTGTGATTCTTCGCCTGCCCCTTGTGCGTTCATGGCTACTGGAGTAGCACCACTAATTTCAAAGTTAATTTCCATAGCCACTCTCCTTTAATAATTCCATAACTGGCACTACCATAATTTCGCTAATGACTGGCTGATTGTCTGCATCAGTTAAGGCAAATTGCAGTTCTGCAAATGTATCTTTAAGTGTTACCATATCTGATTTAGGTAGTTGTACTGTCATAAGATGTGCAGATACTACGGTAGGGGTGTATGACTTGAAAACAGCATCTTGGCGTAGGTAGAACTCAATGTTTGTTGATGTAGTGAAGTCTACATCATTGCAAGTTACTTGAAGATTGTTTTTTACTCTTTGTATCATGCTATACCACCTCTGTTACTGTTACTTGAATATCATTAATTGCTACTGACGGCTTTTCGCCTATTGCGTAAGCTGTAAGCGTACCATTATTATTTTCAATATAGAGTGCGTTGCAACCGTCATTGATTAATTGTGCAATCATTGTTGAATTAGGCTGAATATCAACTTTTGAATTATTGGTAATGGTAGCACCCGAAACAATTATTTCCTGTGAATAAGGCGAGGAACTTCCAGTCCATACAGATGAAAGAGAAGTTGTTGCCATATCTGGTTTGTCTGCCTTGCCATTCCATGTAGTCTTATCACTTGCTGAAATTCCACTATTAATAGTAGCCCATTGTGCTGATGTAAACGAGGAATTATTAAGCCTATATTCCATTGCCCATGTTACGGTGCTTCCACTTACGGTTGCTTTATACCTGTCAAAATAGGTATTGCCCTCTGCGTCTGTTCCTGTAACAAAAGCATAGTCATTATTTGTTACTGTTCCTGTGTATGCTTCAAGTTGTTCTACACTTGTAAATGGTTGCCCTTGATTTGAAATGTAGTTTGCTGTATTTGTCGCAATACTTGAATTAACAAATGTTTGAATACCACCAGATGTTGCTATGACATCGTTTGCGTCATATACGGACTTTTCCATATCTCCTGTACCTGTACCGTTAATACCGTACTTTGTACAAATGTATGAATACTCTCCGTTATTCCATGTAAAGCGTGTCCAAAGAAAATATCCTGCGAGTACAGTTGGTATAATAGATTGCCAACCAGATGTTGGTGGAGTTGTGCCTTGATTATCTGAAACATAATCTGTTGCAGATACGGAAGCATCATCGCCTGTATCTCCCTTCTCGCCATTTGTTACTGTAAATGTAGTTGTCGTGGAATCTGTATAAGTAATTGTATATGTATCTACAATACCTTCTGTGCTTGTCTTTGTAATTGATGTAATTCCAACTCCATCTACCCCATCTATACCATTTGTAACAGTAAATGTTGTAGTTGTAGCATCAGAATATGTAATTGTGTATGTATCTACATTCCCAGATGTTCCTGTTTTGGTTATAGATGTAATACCACCATGTGCTTGTACCATAGCAAGAAATGTAAGTCCAGTGCATTTCTTTGCCGTACTCCCTTGCTGAATAACAAACAAGTCTGTATTAGCTATTGATTGTGCTTCTGTTAATTCACTTATTTGCTTATAATCAGTTGCCATTTACTCACCTTCTTTCGGTGCTTCGCACTCTTGCAGTAGCTTATTTACTCTTACTAATGCCTCTGCCATAAACATTACGTCATCGCCTTTAACCGAGATTAGGTTGAGTAAATTTTTGATTTCAATTAGAGTTTGTTTCATTTTCTACCTCAACGTGTGTAAGTGTTATCTTGTAGGTTTTACCTATAATTGAATAATCTTTATATAAATCATGTAAGAAGTTATAATTTCCATCAAGAACAACAGATGTTCCATCGTCATTTTTAACTTCTAATGAATCAAGGAATGTCACTCCTTGCAAGAATGAAAAGTCTGGGAATACATCTACTGTATTAGATGCAACCAACTTGCCTCTTGTAACGTGTTCATAAATGTTGCTTGCATGGATTTCATGTCCATTAATTATTATTTTCAATTCCAACCTCCGTCATAAATATATTCTGTTGCTTGTACCCAATTACTACCGTTGTATATATAAGGGGTTGCCTCTACCCAATTGCTACCGTTGTATATATGTGCTTTCCCACTTGATTGAGATGCTTCGTAATAGAAATAGCAGTATGAATCTGCACCAGATACAGTTATGGTATTTGTATCTATACTTGGTTCTACTGGATATAATGCTGAACCAGTATAGTCTGTTCCTGTTGTTGCTATATGTTCTGATGGTGGTGTAAATCCTGTTGCATTTACAAAAGCACCCCATACTCCATATACTTCGTAAGTTCCTTCTGCCACACCTTCTATTGTATGACTTTGCAATAAATCCCATTCACTCGTTGAGTTATTCCATTGATATGCTTTTACATTAATATCGTATGTTTGTACTGGGTTTGCAAAGTAGAAGCTAAACCAACCAATTCCACTTTCCTTAAATCCAATTAAGTTATTATCATTTGTTGGATATGTTGTGCTTGAATAAGTAGACGATGATACATAATTAACTCTTGCTAAATTACTACCTGCCGTTCTTGAATACGCAGTCGTTGGCGAAAAGCTTGTTGCATTTACAAAAGCACCCCATATACCATATACTTCATAATTTGATGAAGAATCTACAGGTATATCACAAGTAGCTAATTGCGTACCATTTTCATAATATGCCCTAACTCTTAATGTTACAGTTGCCATAAGCTACCTCATATCTTGAAGAATAATTGCCCTGTAATAGCACCAGTTGGTAATGAACTTCCGTAATGATAACTACTTAATGATATTGTTCTTGGATTTAGTTGTAACGTTCCTTCTGATGAAATCAGTATTCCACCTAATTCGCTTGTTATATACATATAATTGTAAGTTGAAGTGGTCGTATATCCTATTTTTGCTTTAGCATTAGACGCATTAGTTTTGAATATGATATTTCCGTTTGTTGTAGTATTACCAAGCGTCATTGTACCTGTGCCAATTTGGTTTGCTTGAATACTTCCTGCATATACCCAATCCGATTTAACTGTATCTGCTGTAATTGTTCCGTCTATGTTTGCACTTTTAACGTGTAAATCAATAGTGTCAGATGATACTGTAATACCATTACTCTTTAAGCTGATTGAAGAACCATTACTTCCAGTAGACACTGAAAGTGTTATTCCATTTAGGCTTGTTTCAATCATACTTGATATGGTTACATTTGTTCCCAAATCAGTCCAGTATGTTGTATTTGTTGGTGGAATACCACTTGCACCAGTAGCATATTTATAACGATAGAAGTGATATACGCCATTTACTGAATACTTAACTAAATCGTTTGTATAATATGTTGTTGAAGATGAATATGTAGGTGCATAATTACCATACACTTCCTGCTTTATACTTGTTGCTGATTGCGTAATAGCACTTGAAACATAGCTTTTCTCATTGGTTACTTCCCAATATGTTGAGTTTGGTGGTTGATGATTGAGGTTGCCGTTGGTTAATGATTTATAGCAATAATTATTCCAATAACATACATCTCCAGATGCGTATGTTGTTGTGCTATCCCATGTGCTAATTCCTGTCCATCCACTAACCTCACTTCTTATTTGATTTGCCGTAATAGTTATTGAAGCCTTTATGGTATTCAAATCACGTTTTACATTTGTTACACTTGACAGATATGGAAAATCATCTTCTTCTGATATTCCTTGACTCTCTAAATCTACATACATAGCCTTTGAGAAGTCTACTGTCATGTTTCCCAAGTCTGAATAGGAAGTGAAGTTTACGGCTACGCCATCTCCAAGTTCCATTAAAGGCGAAAGTTCAGTACCTTCTGTTACAAATGATTCGTGAACATCATCCTCGTATTTTGCAAGTAGGTTGTTAGCGATAGTCTGTGCTACATCCCCATCAGTAATGGTGGATAGTGTAAGTTCTACCGTTCTGCCGTTATCTACCTGTGCAGTCGCTATCTTGGAGAGTGTTGCACCACTATCAGAAGTGCCATAGTTGATTATGACCTTCGTAACGGCTTGTATATCATCGCCCTTTTCAAACGATTGCACATTTCTTTTTAATATATCTTGTCCTATCATACGATTAATGCTATATCTCCAAATAATAGTGCGTTATCAGATTCATCAGAAAGTAAGTTGAATGTGTATGTTGGAAGTTCGTTAATTCCTACAAGTCTTAATTTTGATACTTGGTTAGGGTATGTGCCACTAAATGCTATTGTCCAGTTGCCACCACACGCTATTGCTATGTCTTTCAAAATCTCTCTTACTGTATATCCATAAGGTGGTGCTGACATTGTGAGTGTGTTTGATATTTGCGTTGCATCTTCAAGCTGAATACCTATGCCACCCCAATTAGATGATATTTTAGAAGTTGTAGTACCGTTTACGATTAGGCTTGCTACTTCACGAAGCGTTGGGTTGTTCCATGTAGAAATGGTTGAACCTGTACCAAATGGTACTTGTTCTGTTAGGTGCATTGCATCGTAGCCTGTTATGGTTACGGTTTCACTCTCTGGGTCATAGGTCGGTTTCTTTGTATAAAATACTCCCTTCGGAATCCAACTTGTCTTATGCGTTGAATCCTTACATAGCCTTGTCCAGATTGATACTGCAGAGTATTTAGGAATAGCGTTAGCCGTAACCCCACAAAGCACTGCATCATACTGATTCATACATACTCCACCTACCGAGTATTCATCCCCATATAAGTTAAGCGAAGCCGTAAGACTGAAAATATCATCATAATCATATTCACTATTCCCAACCCTTATTACCGTTTCAAAGTAATGCGATGGGTCTGATATGTAGTTGTCCCAATTTGTTGGTTTGGTTAGCATTTAACCACCTACTTTTCAATAAGACTGAACGATACTCCGTCCCAATACTCTATGCCGCCCTTAACCATTAATACACTTCCTTTTACGGTTGCACTTGGGTACATGGTATATGTGGATGTTCCAGATGATGTAGTAACAACTACTGTTAGCCATTGGTTAGAAAGAAGTGTGGCAAGGGCATCCTTTTCGGTATTTAGGAGTGGTCTGCATTGCACTTCAAGTTTGTTCTTTAGTGCAACAAGTTTTCTCTGCATTTCACCGTTAAGGTTGCGCCCTGCGCCATTAGCATCTATGGAGTTAAGACTCCATGATAGCCCTTTTTCTTTTACATAAGATGATATATCTGTTCCATTAAGTGTTATTGTCATACTCCAACCCTCATTGAACTTTGATTTACGGCTTTGCGAATATCACTTGCCGATATTGTTACATTATTAGACTTGCTTCTTACAACACCTATAAGTGTGTTGATTGCATTTACTACGGATTCGTTAGCGTATGCAAGAGATTCACCAAGCTGTTCTTCGTTATATACGGTGCTATGCCCACCTACTTGTGCGATAAGTTCTGCACCGTTCTCGCCTGCCCAGAATAAGCTACCTACATCTGGTATTCCACCACCTGCAAGCCTATCTGCTTGCTTAAATTTCTTTAGTAAATAATCTTCGTTTGTAGTATTTGATGTCGTAGTTAAAGTTGGTGCATTACTTTTATTTGTTACAAGTCCACCTACTCCTGTATTAAGGAAGTTGGTTACTTGGATTGTGCCTTTAAGAAGTTTGCCAAGCAAACCATCTCCTAAACTATTGGACTTTTCATTCCATCCAGTAATGATTCCTTGTACTAATCCTTGTGCAAGAGTCTTACCTTTTGATTCCCAATATTCAGAAGTGAATTTCGGTGCAACATCTTGATTAAACCATTTCTTGATACCTTCCCAAGCCTTTGATAACTCGTCCTTAATAGTATTCCAATTAATTGTTGCAGCTGTTGCAAGCCCAGAAGAACCTGCTAAAATCATTCCTACACCAAGTGGAACATTTACACCTGTAAATGCAAGTAAGCAACCTACTCCAAGAAGTAAACTACTTGTAACAACTGTTATCTTACTAATGGAATCTCTAACCTTGTTACTTGTGTTTTCCCAATCAAGTTTTGCTAAAGTTACAAGTCCGATTGCGCCTGCTGCCATAAGTCCAATACCGAGTGGAATGTTAGCACCAGAGAAGGCAAGGACTGCCCCCACTGCAAGTGAACCTGTGCTTAATATTGATACTATAGAACCAATCGCAGTCTGCATATCCTCGTCTAAAGCATCCCATGTTGATGTCACAGTTTTAGCCAAACCAACTGCACCAACTGCCATAAGTCCTATTCCAAGAGGAATGTTTACACCTGTAAGTGCAAGTATTGCACCAAGTGCGAGTGGTACGGCAGAAACCTTTGCGCCTATATCAACCATCTTTGTTGCTATTTGATTCTTCAAATCATCAGTTAAGGTTACAGATTCAAAGAGTTTGCTATAGTCTGTAATAGTTGCACTTAAATCATTTCCGTTAAGCACATTTAATTCATCAAATCCCATTAAGGCATTTTGCACAGCTTTTACGCTTGATGCGTATGCCAAGTTATATTTAATAGCCTTTAGGTAAGAACCTGTGCCGAGTATTGTCGCAAAGAATTGTGCTAAAGATTCAGAAGCCTTTTGGAATCCTTCGGCTACTCTTTCAATAGCTGGTGCAAGTGCTTCAATAATTGGGGCAACTACAGTAGCTATTGAGTTCTTAACCGTAAGCAAAGCCGTAGATATTCTGTCCATAGATTTCGCAAAGTTATTTCCAAGTGCATCACTTCTCAACTTACTCCATTGATAAAGGTTATTTACACCTTCTTTAAGTGACTGTACTATTTCCTTTAACAAAGTACGAATTGCCCTATAAACAGCAATTCTTCCAAGTCTTTGCAAGAATGTTTTAAGTGGCTTTAATGACTGTGTAATCTTTTCTATTAATGGAAGTAATGCCTTTGTCTTATTAAGCGCAACATCAAACATCATTCCAAGAGTATTACCTTTTGCTACATTGTTATGGCTATATACAGTTCCACCATTGTCTAATTTTTCCCATAGCGACTTATACATATTTTGTTGATTAAGTCTTTCAGATATTGACGACATTCTTTCTGCATTTCTCTGTAGTGCATCTGTATATCTATTTGAAAGTCTTTGTTTTTTAAGTCGCTTTGATATTGAATCTGGTATTTCCCTAAACCCATTTTGAGAAATAGTTTTATCAATTCCTACACGAATTGATTTAGCCTCTTTTGCAAATTCTCCTGAAAAACCTTTACTTGCACTTTTAGCAGCTTCTTTTCCTGCTTTATCTGCACTTTGCAAGTCTGCTTCAAATTTTACTTTTCCAGTTACATCAAATACATCAGCCATAGTGTTTGTTTACCTTTTCCATCCATGCTTTCATTTTTGCAAGTCCTATTTCTTCGGTGCTTTGCACTTTCTTTGGACTTATATCAAATGGTTGCTTTGGATAATCATGTGGTTTGCTTGGTTTTAAGGAATTAAGACTTGGTGCAGTGAGTAGTATTGCTTGATATACATACATACCTTGTAACCATAGTCTTTCATTCTCTTGATTTCGTTTAATATCATTTAGGTTTCGGTATACCTTATACAGTTCTGGGTCACAATTCCAAAATTCTTCGTATGTCATACCCATTGCCATGTAATAAGGTAGCCATTCCCATATTATCTTGGTATATGATGGGGCAGATTGTTCCTCTGCCCCTATTAAGGAAGGTCGTGCTACCAGTTCGCCTTCCACTCTGCGTTTCCCTCTTGCATCATTGATTCAAGTGGTTCGTTATACATTTCAAGTAAAGCGTCAAGGAGTTTATCCTTATCCTTCATTGATTCAAAGATTTCATCAATGGTATTAGGCTTAATATCCTTTGCGTGATTTGCAAGGAACGCACCTGTAAATAATGATTTAACTGTTGTGAGAGGTTTATTTTCGGCTATTACAAAGCCTCTATTCTCCATCATTTCAACTGTCTTTGCAGTAAACTCTAATGTATATTCATTATCGTACTTGTCTTTAACAGTAATTTTTTTCATATTCTCCTACCTTTGCCTTTCCTATTAGGATGCACTAAATGTGATTGCTGTCTTTGGTGCGATTGTGATTGTCATTGTAGTTGCTTCGTTATTGCTTGCACCATTTACGAAAACATCAAGTTCGCCTTCAAATGAGAATTTGCCGTTTGAACCTGTTGGGGTGCTTGCATCTGTGCCACCGAACCATACTGCATACTTATTTGTTGCACCTTTGAGTTGTGTAAGTGCTGCATAGTCTGTTGTGTTATAGAGTGCAGTAAATGACATTGTTTCCTGTTCCTGAATACCGTTGATGTAGTGTCTTTCCATATCAGAAAGAGTTGTAATGTCAATCTGTTCTGGCGCACCACCAAGATTAGGAAAGTCGGTAATATCTACAAGTTTAGCGTATGTAGTTGTACTACCTTCTGTTGTACCTTTCATTAAGAAAGTACGATTTGTAAGTACTCCTGTTGCCATGTTTTATCTCCTATAAATTATTCCATTAGATACTGATGCGACATACCTTGCTGTGTATCTATAGATAGTTGTGTCCTCGTTTGGTATCGGTTGGCACATCTGTCTTGTAAATCCCAACTTTAGCATTTCGCTATCAATGATTCCGATTATCGCTTTACATTCCGATTTCTTGCCACTTGATTTGTTTGAGAATACATTTACCTCATACATAAGTCCTGTAACTCTTTCATTTCCAGAACCGTCAAGTGTTTGTGCAAAATTATCAGATTCCTCAATAAAAACGCATGGGAGCTTGTTAGGTGTCTTGGTGTATTCACCAATTACAAGTGCGCCTGTATATGTAGTTGTTACGGCAGTCTTTACTTTTGTAAAAACCTGTGATTCTATCATTTCCATTTGCTTGCCACCTTGTTTGCAATATCCTGTGCGTTTTCTTCTAAATATTTACCTGTGTTATACATAAATCTTGTTTGTGCTATACCTTTAGTACGGTAAAACTTACCGTTCTTTTGGTATACCCAACCTCTTGGGTCACTTCCGTTGCCTTTACCATATTCACCATGTGCAGAGATTCCCTCTACTGGTACTGGATAAGCTGTAGGATTCTTTAGTACACCTGTACCAAATTCAAGCCATACGGCATTTTCTCCCACGCTTATTGTTCCTTCGTTGCCAATTCTTTCAGTCCTTATAGATGCGATTGTTGCCCCTGTTTCCACATGAGTAGATAGACCTTCAACAACCTTTTCTTTTGCTTCATCAAGCATTTCGTCTACTAATTCTTCGCAGAATCGGTTTAATTCCCTTTCATTGAATTTGATAGACTTAATCTCAATTTCCATCTTTGGTGACTTTCCTTATAGCAACTTGCACATTGTTTAGGCTTTTAGCAATACGCACTACTCTGTAGTCAAATGCACCTGTTGTAGATGCTTCTATCCAAAGCTGTGCGTACTCTGTGAATGGGCATGATTTCATAATCATTACCTTGTCATAGATTAGGTTTTCGCCAAACATTGATTCATTTACCGTACCACTTGATGCAGAGATATATGCCTTGCCTGTTTGAAGTGAACCATAGTTTATGGTTACTTCGCCTGTATCAAAGCCATCCCCATCAACAATAGGTGTAGTTGATACGTATTCCTTATAATGAAATGTTGTTTGATTTCTTTTAAGAGTTTGCATAATCTACACCTTTGCAATAGGGGTTATCGTCTTTAGGAGGCTATCTTCTGATTGGTATGTACGGTTTACACCGTTCTCGTTGTGTATGGTTTCCCCTTCTGCACCACGCTTTAAGAATTGATTTCTTACATATTCGCACTGTAATGTTTCATATCTTGCAGGTACATTAGTTACTGTTGTAGGAATCCCAAACGGATATAAGCGATTTAGTATTGCGTTTTTTGCGAGGTCTAAATATACAGTTACCAAAGCATCTGTTGCCTCGCTATCATTACCAAGTAATGCTTGTATATAAGTTTTCTTTTGTGCTTCGGTCATTTTTTACTCCTGTTTTGTTGTTTTCTTTGCCTTCTTTGGTGCTTCTTCTACTACTGTAGCTTCTACATCAATAATCTTTACTTCCTCTTTGAGAGGTTCTGGCTTTCCAACATATCCAATTACTTCACTCATGCTTTATTCCTCGTCTGCTTCCATAAGCCCTGCTGTTTTGAGTGCAGTAAGAATAGCGTTAATAGATGTAACGCATCCTGCAACGTCTGTAGCCTCACTTGCAGCTACATTAGCTGCCTTATGGTTTGCTATTGCCTGTGCAATTCCCTTTGACTGAACAGGGTAGTCGCATCCAGTTACCCCAGATGCAACTACTTCTGTATTTACCCAATAGGAATCTCCAAAGCCTGCAATTTGTGCTAAAATCTGATTTGCCATTGTGATTCCTCCTTAATTACTATACGTTTGCTGTGTTAGCGATGTGTGCGTAAACACCAGATGTCTTGTTAGCAAGAACAAAAGCATCATGATACATTCTTGTATTGAACTTCCATGCGTCTGCTGACTGGTTCTGTTCTGGTGTGAATACTGTCATTGGGTTGTGCTTAATGCACTGCATTACTGCTGTTGGGTGTACGAGTAAGAAGTTAATCTTATATCCACCTGCTGTTGGTGCGAATCCATAGTTTGAAGAACCATCATAGAGTGTGATAGCTGTGTTGAATCTGGACTGTGGAACTACTACTACTCTGTGGTCGTTGAAGTATTCAACCTGTGTCTGGATGTTAGCTTCGTTATTGATAACTCTGCGTGTAATCTTTGCCTTTAATGCGTTGTAGCACTTTGGAGATACAAAGAGGATAGAACCTTCTGGAACTTCTGCATCCTGCATCTTTTCGTCTGCTGTATCAATAGCTGCAGGGATGTCTGTTGTGCCAACAGTGATGTCTGCCTTTACATAGTTGTTTGCTGTTACGGCTGCGCTTGAATATACGCTGAATCTGTAAGCATCAACTTCTGGGATTTCCTGTGTTCTCATAAATTCGCCAACCATTGTGCCGTATGCCTGTCCAAGAGTTTCCTCGTTGTCCATGCTATCCATCATGAGGGAGATACCTCTGTCTTTAGAGAGTGTGAGTTCTTCCCATGTTGATGTTACGCTTCCACTTGGGAAACCATTGTTTCTGGAATAGTCACCATAGCCGTTAAGGGATGTCTTAAAGAGTTCTACCTTATTAGCACCAATGAATCTAATATTGCTATTAGCAGGGTCAAGAAGTGCTGACTTTGATTCTACTTTGTAAATTTTGTCTGCGATTGGTAAGTACGCTTTTGCGAGTGCGATTGAGTTTGACATTTAATTTTCTCCTTATAATCCTGCAGCCTTGATAATTGCATCAAGTTCTGCATTTTCTAATTGTTCTTTCGTAGGTGGTGTACCTGCTGAAAGGTCTGGTTGTTTCTTTAACGCTTCTGCCTCATAAATCTTCTTTTGATTTGCGAGGAAAGCATTGTGATTTTGCATCATTCTTTGGAAATCACCTGTTGCCTGTGCAGTTGCCGTATCTATTGCGAGGTCTTTGTCATACCCCATAGCTACATACTGTGTTGCGTATTCGGAAATAGCTTTACCTTGTCTTAACTCGTTAAGTTCGGCTTCCATGATTTCAAGTTTTTCACTTGCAAGTTCTTTAGCCTTTTCTTCTTCTGATAAGAGAGAGTTATGCTTGTCTTTCCATTGCTTCGCTTCACTATTTGCTTTGCTTACGGCATTTTTGTATCTGTCTAATTCAGACTGCGCTTTTGTGAGTGCTTCGGTGTTATCCTCGTACTCAAAGCCTTCAAGCAATGCAACCTTTTCTTCTGCTGTTAGGTTTGCGTAATTTTCAATCTTCGATACATCAATCTTCATTTAATTTTCTCCTGCGAATTTTCTTGGGCGATTTCCCTACCGCCATACTGCGTTGTTTTTTAGGTAGTTTCCCTACTACCGTATATGGTGATTAACTGGCATATTGCCATTTATATCCGTATGCTGTTTTTCGTTTTCCTCTACAACATTCGCTGATAGACCAATCACTCCAGTTGTTTTCAAGAAAAATAGTTCTTGCATTATCCCATTCTTTTATCAATTCACCATCTAAACTAATTTGCAAAATTTTCATTCCGTTGCGTTTAGTGTTTTTTCGTCTTGGGGTTTTATGTGGTGCGTTACAATATTCGTTAATATCAATGTTGTTTTGCATTGCTAATGAATATCTAACATTGTATGATTGGTCGCACCATTCAAGGTTTTCAACCCTGTTGTTTTGTTTATTTTCATCTTTATGATTAATGAATGGTAAGTTATTCGGATTATCTATAAATGCGAGTGCTACAAGTCTATGAACTAAATATGTCTTTTTATTAACGCCGTCTGACAATTCAATTTGCAAATAGCCTTTATTATGCGTTTTCAAGTACATATTTCCACGATTATTTCTTACATTCCCTAAATTGCTTACTTGGTACTTCCCTTCGTACCCTTCAATATCTTTCCAAATTTCCATATTGTTATCTCCTTTTGATAACCCTTGTTAAGTTATATAGGGAAAGCAATCAAGGTCATTGCCTTTTCGGTAGCTAACCTATCCCTATATTCTTTTATGGTGTAAAAGGCTTTTGCCTGTGTTACCCTACTTTTTTTTCCAAATCGTCTATGCGATGATTCTGGACACTAATCTTTTCCTTGATTACTGGAATATTCTCTTGGAACATCCTTGCGTAGCCGTTATGTTCCTCAACTTTCTTGTCTATTGATTTAAGTCTTTCTTCTATTACGGCAACCTTCTTATCTAATTCCTTTGCAAAACTTGATTTAGTTACTAATGCCGTAATGATTACGCCTATAAGTGATATAATTGCTACTGTGATTTCTGTATTCATCCTGTAATCTCCAATGTGCATCTGCACCCAATATCCAAATCTGGTACTCCGAATAGTGACGGTGCTTGCGCACTATATCCACCGATTGTTATAAATTCTTCACCAAGTGGTATGGTTTGTCCTTCCAAGTAAAAATGTGCGTCCCTAACTTTATCGTCGCCCATAGTTACCCATGTCTTGTAAAGTTGCTTATCACTCTTACTTGCCGTGTCAATTAATGCTTGGTTAAATGTCCTATGGACTTCGGTTTCTACTACTCGTTTGATTGATGGGTTATCCCCTTGTTCGTAGTATTCCTTAATCCTGTCTTTGTAAGTCTTACCGTCAAACTTCTTATCAATCACTTCGTACATTCTCGTCACATCAATTTCGTGCTTCTCGTCAATCACATCATCTATCACACCTGCTGCTGCAACATACGCATCAATCAGTAATTCTTCGATAATGTCCGATACTTCGGTTGAGTTTACACTGTCTGCTATTGCAGCAGAGGTGACGATATTCAGTTCGTCAAACTTCATTTGAAGTTGGTCGGTAATCTTACTCATATCCAAAAAAAATAAGGACTACAGGTTTTTGTACCTATAGTCCTCTGACTTACTTCCGTTATTTCCTTGTAATTGGGTATCGTAGCTTTCTTTCAATTTGTACTACTACCACACCCTTGCTTTCTTCTTTGATTTCTGCCATACATCGTGCATTTACTATACGATTTATTTCATCCATCATTTCTGGGTATTCCCTTATATCAAAGTGTTTCTGTTTGCTATCTACCATTGTCGCCATCCCCCTGTATTGGTGTTTCTACTTCAACTGTTGCATCTGGGGTTGCATATGCTTGGTCTATATACTTCTGACTCATAGCTATGTCACTAACAGGGTCATTTGAAAGTCCTGCCCTTGCAAGAATAATCTCTGGTGCAAGTCCAAGCTGTTTGAGGTTGATAGCCGACTGTGTTCTGATAAGCATATTATCAATTTCTGGTGGCATGAATTGGATGTCTAACTCTGTAGAGTCCATTTCAAAGCCTACGGCAGTCTTTAATATAGAAAGAACAATCTTGGTAAACTGTTCGTTGGAATCTCTATAGCAATCTTCTGTATTGCGATTAATAGTGTCCGTTATTGCGTAACCCCTATCCATGTAAGCTGCACCGACATTCTCAAATGAAGCGTTGCCACTTCCGACCGTCTTTGGCATACCTGTAAGTGCATGGATTTGGTCTTTCAGACTGTCAAGCGTAGTCTGTGTAGCCGTTTGGTCTAATGAATCGCTAATAAGTTGAATATCTGCTTTGTTTTCGCCAGTAGACTTAATGCAAACCATTCCATTTTCCTTAATGGTCTTTGCAGATGTGCCTTCCTCAAAGTCTACATTAGTAGCTACAAGGAGTGACTGAATTTGCTGTTCTACTCCGTCTGCCCTGTTTGACTCAATAGTATTGTAGTCATTCATGAGTGGGATAGCTGTTTCAAAGCAAGCCATTCTATTTTCATTAGAGAAGTATTCCACCATAGGAATCATACCTATTACATTAGGTTGTTCCTCTATGATATTCATGGCATACGCTATTTTAGGATTCTGTGCAGGATTGTCGGTAGTAAATCCACCGTCAATTCTATAAACAGTATCTTTAGTATAGACATCAAAGATAACCTTATTCTTGTCTACAACTACCATGTTTACGCAGAATTTAGGCTTGTTACCTGCCTTTAGGCTGTAAACCACGAAAGCACTTCTTGGGTCAAGGGCATAAGCCTTAAATGGCTTAATTGGATTGCCACTATCAGAAGGCTTTACATAAATAACGCCTACACCTACTGTATGAAACCAATCTACAACTTTGTTATCGGCTTTCTGCTTTCCAGAGTTGTAAAGGTAATTATTTAATTCTTTAACCTTTTCCACATTGGCATCATTTCTGCCAACATAAAATACAGGCTTGGTAAGGAAATAACCGTTTCTGAATGTTACGGCTTGGTCTGCAAAGTTTACAACTACCTTGTTGCAGATAAAGGAGTTTCTTTCCTTTGTTCTTTCAAGGATAGGCTGTACGCCTCGTCTGTACCAATACAATTCTTCTTCTTCACATACGTTTACACCATGAAGTCGCATTGCCTTGTTCACTTCAAGCAATACATTATCTCTTGTAATTTCGTCTACGCCTGTATAGATTTTTCTTCTTCCGAATAAAGAAGCCATAATTTCTCCTACTAAATATAGTGTTTGTAAAAATTTATACTACTACTAATTGATATATAAATAATAAGTTAAAACTTGTCAATAGATTACACTTCCAATGTGCCAAAATTTCTTAAAAAACTCGTTTTAGCACCGTAGCACGATTAGTTGTAGGGTAAAATGCTACCGTAGTTGCCATAGCTAAAGAGTCTGGTGCATCATCATTTTTATTCTTGCCCATAATCTTAAAAGCAAATACATTCTGCATAAACAATTCATACTCTTTACTACGGTTGCCACTTGCAAGGAATATAAAATGTTCTCTAATGTCTGGTGCTTTGTCAAAAATACGCTGTTCTTTGCCCATGCCAGTAAAGTGTTTGGTGGAAGTTTGGATATTGACGTGCAAATCCTTCTTCTTTAGCAAGGCATCTACCCCTTCCCCATAACTTGCAGTCATTTTAGTACCTTCTATATAGGCAAATGACACGTTATGTTTCTCAATTTTGCTTGCTATGAGTGGCTGTGTAATACCTTTATCCTCGTTACTGTAGACTACATCGGCAACAAATATATCGTCACCGTACTGATAACATATAGGTGATGCCACAAAGTCACCGCCACCCCATGCAGGGTCTACTGCCATGAAGATTCTATCGGCTTCGCCATCTGGGAGTGTACCGTTGTAGTATCTGAAGTCTTGTGGACTGAATACTGTGCCCTCTCGTTCAATCGGTTCTCCCATGTACTGTGCAAGCCATGAAGCCATGTCATTATTTCTCTCAAAAGATGCCCTCCTTCGTTGATAATATACTGTATCAAAGCCTACTCCGTAGTCATATACAAAGTTACTCTCGTCTTTATCATTTAGTGCAGGTGTATTGATAACTTTCCACCTATGCCCCTTAAACTTCTCGTCATTTTCAAGGAGTTCCATGCGTATGCCTGCAGGGTCTATCATAGACCATCTTGTACCTATCCACAGATACTTTGTGCCACCCTTACCTCTTGGGATAAGGTTATTGTCTACCTTTGCCCATGCAGATGTTAGACGGTCTTTATTAAGTGCTTCCTCAATACCACCGATTAAGTCGTCCGATATGATAATGCCCTTTTCGGCATCGCATGCACCGTTAAGCGTTCCATACAGTGAACGGCAAGTAAGGGTTGGATAGTGCTTTTTTCTTTCCAAATCAATGGTTTCATCCTGTGCATTAGTCCTTGATATAGTAGCCTGTGGAAAAACCTCTTTGAACTTATAGGTATCAAAGTCGGTTAGGATTTCCATTACACCGTTATAAAAAGCCTTCGTGATGATGTCTGAATAGGACGAATACAGCTTTGGGTACTCCGTTTCTCTGCCCATAACCCAAGTAGTAAAGAATATCGCAAGAGTCGATTTGCCCACCCTCGGCGGGCATGACAAAAATAACTCATCCAACTTATCGTCTGCCAAGTCTTGCATACCTTGACATACAGGCATAAGCACCTTCCTACGAGGTAGCCAAAACCTTTCCTCTGGCTTTCTATCAGCTTCCATGTATTGCATATAGGAATCAAAGTCCTTTGTAGCAGCAACCAAAAGCGACATTCTGTACGCATATTCGGCATCTGCATTAGGCTTTTCTATTAATTGCCTTGTAAGTAAATTGCGTAGCCGTAATACTTTGTCCATATCAAAATGTCCATTAAGATAAGAGATAGCATCTTGATATGCTTGCCAATCCCTTTTCTCACAATATTCAATTATTAAATCAAATGTATCTACCATAATCATAAAAAAAGGACTACCACCTACCTTAAAGCAGACAGTAGTCACTAACAACTCAACTAAATTATACTCTTTTATATCTTAAATCTTCTTGAAGTCCATTGTCTTTTCGCCACTTCCTATACTGATAATGGAAAGTGTGCATCGGCATTTGTGCAAGTTCAAGCACTTCTTCAAGTGTATACTTCTGTGTGTAGTAATTGGCAAATAGGCGTTCCATCTTTACTTTGTCCTTGCCATATTGCTTTTCCCTACCCCAAGTCTTACCCCTTGCTTTAGCAGCAGCTATGCCTTGTGCCTGTCTTTCGTGGATAGTTTCTCTCTCAAACTGTGCTATCGCACCCACGATATTGCACAACATCCTACCAGTAGATGTTGAAAGGTCAAAACCTTCCTTTACAGAATACAATCTGACACCTTTAGCGTCAAGTTGGTCTACTACAGTGGACAAATCCCTTACGCTTCTCGCAAATCTTGACAACTCGGTAACATATATTTCGTCACCTTCCACTACGACTTCAAGTAGTTTCTTAAATTCTTCCCTGTCATTTATATTCTTACCAGACACCTTCTCTTGGTAAGTAACATCGCAATCATACGGTGCTAATATGTCTAATTGACGGTCTAAATTCTGTTCTTTACTACTAACCCTTATATATCCGTATCTCATATCTTCTTCTCCTTGTCGGTATGTACATATAATAACATAATCTATGTACATTTACAAGACTTTATCATACTTTTCCCTAAAAAACCTTGATTTACGTTGCTATAGCAACAAAATTACTAAATTCCGTTGCATTTGCAACCAATTCACTTATAAATGTTGCAGTAGCAACCAAATAACGTGCGTAGCACCGTAGGTATCAGAACATCATATATATAATAGTAAGTATACTAAACTATACCCCCTTTTGTTTTTCGCAAAAATTTTTGGGGTTTCATGTTTCAGTTTCGGTGTTTTCAATAGTTTCTTCGGTATTTACCCTCATATTTGCCTGTAAACAAGAGTTTATTCGGTGTCTAAAAGTATAACCCTCGCATTTTCTGATACCCATGTCGAGAAATACCGTAATTATTTCGGTTTGCCTTTTGTTTTTGCCGAGTGGTTACGGGGGTAAGGGTGTCCACTCCCCCTCGTGTGTACTTCCTTGTAGGGTATCCCCCTTGCCAATCGAGAACGCACGTTCATATTGAAATATCAATGCTTGCCAAGTTGACATAAAGTATAATTAATGTATGTAAATATTGTCTAAAATATACTTGACATATAGGATATTTTGGCGTAAAATTGATACAGAAATTAGCTAATAATTGGTTAATCAATGGTTAGCAATAGCATGTTGCATAGTCAATGGTGCAGCAAGGCTAAAAAAGAGTATTAGCGTATAAGGGATGTATTCCTTATATATAATAGATGGTTAGTATTACGGGCTGCGCCCAAAAGAAAAGGATGGTTATTTAGATGGTACATGATGAATATTTTATGAACATTGAAACAGGCGAAATATTAACAGGAACGCAAGCAATACAGCAATACTATGGTATTGAAAAACATGGTTGTTTGGACGCTTGGACGGACGAATGGAAACCAACAGGCGAACAGGCAAGCAACTTGTTAGATGTTCCAAACTTCGCACAGGTTATTAACTGTTAATGGTTTATATTCAAGGGATATTCTTTTATCCCTTGTAATAAGCTATTAAGGGCTTAAATGGTTATTTTTACGGGCTACGCCCAAAAGAAAAAGGATGTATTAAAAATGTTAAAAACAAACAGTAAAAAAGCAAAAGAGAACGTAAAAGCATATATCATTGATAATTTTATCTATGATAATTATGCAGGTTACAGAATGGAAGAAGCACCAAGCAATTTTGATGCTATTTGCAACGAGATTTACTCTATATTTATTGAAGAAATGGTAAAACACGATAAGAGAAATCTATCAGAACAGGCTTATTTTGTGGAATGGTGTCAAGGGCTGCCAAGCGTTCTTGATACTTGTTATTATTACAATAGAAGTGCAGTCAACGATTTAGGCGCAATTCTGGAAGAATCAGAAGAAGAAAAAGCACGCTTTACAGAGTCGCAAGCTGAATCAATGCTAACATATTTGATTTATCGTGAGATTTTGGCAAATAAGAGGGCTTGCTAATATGTATAAGGATGTATCATTATTTGGTAAAAGATACCGTTTAAGAAGATTAGCACTTGCCATGTACTACGGTGCTTGCGCACTCTATGGATTGTTTATTATAGCTGGCTTATGGTGTAGTGGTATACTGATGTTTGTTTTACTTGGTTAAGAGTATAAAGACAAGGCGCAAGCGCTTAATAAAAGACTGTCAAAATAAAAAAGCAGGCGCACATTAGGATGTATCAAAAATAGTGCGCCTTATTCCCTTATAACTGACTATAAGGGATAACTGGGAGTATATATAACAAGTATATTACTCTGTCTTATTATAGCATATTTTCGGTGCTTTGCACCATATATAGAAAGGATGTATCTATGAGTTATTTTTGTATCTATCAAAATAAGTTTATCAATTTAGGCGATAAAATCGCTATGCTTTGGCGTGCAGGTTGCAATAATGATGATGAAGGCAGGGAAAAAAATGTCTATAATCGCATTTTTGTTAAGACTAAACAGGAATTAATAGACGAAGCACTTGAAAATCTAAAATGTCCTTCTGATGAATCATGGGGAATGAAAGTTGGCACAAAATATATCAATAACTATCAGTATGGCGAGTGGTTATTAAAAGGAATCAAAAACGCTTTATCTGTTGATTCATTTAACGAAAAATACTGGTATAACATTAAAAGTTTTGACTATCTGGAAGATGTGCATACTGGCGAGAAATACTATAAAGGCGATACAGAACGATATTTTAAACAAACAGGGAATCTTTGCTATCGCTTGTACTACAAGGACTTGGAATTAGACGATATTGACAAGGCAAGCTATGTTAGTGTTATTAAAAGACGTGTTTATTAAGAGGTGCTAACTATGACATACCAAGATTTTTTTAATAAATTAACTAACATTGAATCTATCGCTTATTATATTGCTGATGGAAAAATTAATCCAACGCTTGACAGTATGCACGACCATATACAAAAAGCTTTGCTTATTTGGTCGGAATATACAGGCGATAATACAAATACAAACGATAAAAGACAATTAGAGGTGTAACTATGACTGATTTATATAATAGAACTATGAACGCTTATGATAGCTATATTGACGAAATGGACAACTCAATTAGAATGAGTGATAAAATTATTGCTTTGGTGCAAGCTGCTTATTGTCTTGGGCAAGCTGAAATGCTTTGTAGCGATGCAATGAAACCATACAAGTATGGCGAGAACTCTAACTGTGATGATTGGGCGTGGAATATGGGCGAGTTTATGGGCATGAAATCTAATATAATTGCTGAATTAAGAAAAAACGAGGTGTAACTATGGAATATAAATACGAAGAACAAGCAAAAGAACTTTGCGAAGCTATAAAGAAAATAGCAAATAATGAAGATACTTTGACTAATTTTGAGTGCTATCTATCTATTCACTTTAATGAATGGTTTGAAAAGTTTTGCAAAACCCCTAATGGCTTATTAAGTGAATTAACACATTTTTCTAATATTGAATAAGAGGTGTAACTATGGAACAGGAAAGAATTACACTTATAAATGAATTAATAGCACTTTGCCAAAACTATGAACTTATACCAACTGATACAAAAGGCTATTATGAATCAATTAGCGACCTTTTAGGTATTGAGGAAGATAGACAATACATTGATGAAATTGTGGGAGATTAGCTATGGAGTATCAAGTGCCTACACTTTGTCTTGATATTCTTAATCAAACTCATTGTCTTATTGCAGGATGTACTGGTAGTGGTAAATCTGTGCTTCTTAATAGCGTTCTATATACGGCACTTCGTGCAGGAAATAAACATTTAATGCTTATTGACCCTAAACGAGTTGAACTCAAACAGTATACCCAAACGCCAGTAACTATTGCTTATGCTTGCGAACTTGATGATTCAGTCAAGGTGCTTGATAAAGCTATTGACATCATGGAAAAGCGATACAATTACATGGCAAAACGAGGCTTAAAATCGACTGATGGTGACGATATTTACTTGTGCATTGATGAATTAGCCGACCTACTTATAAGCGATAAGCGTAGGGATGTTATTAAGAAATTACAACGATTGTTGCAGCTTGGCAGGGCTTCTGGTATACACATCATAGCGTGTACGCAAGTACCGAATAGACGAATCATACCTGCCGAACTGACATTAAACTTTACTGCAAAAGTTGGACTACATACCGACCAGAGAATTGAATCAAGGCAAATAATAAACGATAAAGGTTGCGAGGACTTGCCAATGTTTGGCTATGGACTATACAAAAAGCCGTCTGCCAAAACAGAACTATGGGAAATACCCTTGACAGAAGATTCCCTAATACATGATGCAATTATCCAAAACAAGCAATTAAATAGACATATACAACCTTTTATATAACCAAATGAAAAATACCCAAGCTGAAATATGCAAGGGTATTTTTCGTGTGATTATTTTGTTTGGGGTGATTGAGAAAAAGAATTATGAGTTTTTCCATCTATGAGGTAACTGTATTATAACATACTATTCCAGATAATTTTGGCACATTGGAATTAAGGGTATTGACTTCCATTTACAAGTTGAATATATATGGTCTTGTAAGTGAAACGGACTTATACTATAATAGTTTTATCAATAACGAGTACCACGACTATTCGTTATAAGGTTGCTAAACAGAGTGCCGTTTCCACTCTGCGAGGCAATCTTTTTTTATAAGGAGAAACGGACTTTATGAAAGAAAAAAAATCTCTAATTATCTATTATGATTATCTTGAAACTATATTTAGCGAACTAACTGATGCAGAAATTGGGCAACTGTTAGTGGCTGCCATAATATTTGACAGGGAAGGACTACTAACTACTTTTGAGGATAGAACGGTCAAGACTGCATACAATCGTATGATAAGTGACTGTGAAAATAACTACATAAAGTATGTTGAAATGTGCAAGAAAAACAAAGAAAACATAGAAAAGCGTTGGCAAAATAAAGCAAACTAATACGACCGTATACGACCGTATCTGTTGGTATACGAAAAATACCGATAATGATAATGATAATGATAAAGATAATGACAATGATAATGAAAAAGACAATGTTAAGGAAAAGGATAAGGGGTTATAGGGGAAAAGGGAAAACTATACTTTTTTTGCAACTATGGGTTGTACCAAGCAAAAACCACCCTACTATATCTTGGGTGGTTAATGCTTATACGGAGTAACTATCGGTGCTATGCACCATATGGAACTTATGTTTTAAGGGCGAAAATCGCCTCGTAGTGAGGTTTTTATGGTATGGGTGGTATAATCAGTCAATGTGTAGTTATCCACAGTTATTCCACCTTTTATCCACAAGTGCGTAAGCACCGTAACTATGGTAGCCTTCTCATAAATTCACTATCAAGCATAATAGGTAATTCTATCTGTTCATCAATACCATTAATACGCTTTTCTGCTATCTTGAAATATTCTTCGTTTATTTCCATGCCTATAAAGTTTCTGTTTAGCTTATTACAGGCTACGCCAGTAGTACCACTTCCCATGAATGGGTCAAGCACAATATCATTTTTATTAGATGAAAGAAGAATGTATTTCTCAATAAGTTCTATCGGCTTTATTGTTTCATGCGTTCCTCTTGGTTGCTTATAAGATTGGAGTTTCCTATAATATATGGAGTCTGCCTTATCGCCATCTGCAACAAAGATTTTGTTTAGAGATACTCCATCAACATAAATCCTTAAAACATACTCAATATCACTCATAAAAAATTTAGTATTCTTCATTGAGGTTACTTGCTTATCCCATATTAGTAAGTCATATTTATATTTATGATGATATATCCATAAGAAATAGTATTGTAACTGCAATCTACTACAAAATATATACATATTTGGCTTACGAAGTTTAAGGTTTACGATATTTAGGAAGTTGTTAATTTCAGCTTCTCCAAAGTCTGACATGATGCAATTTGTATAGCTTTCGCTTTTCCATGTTCCAACATTAAATTTCTTACTTTTCATTCCACCTTTAGCATGAAGATACGGTGGGTCGGTAACAACTAAATCTACCGAATTATCTGGCAAGGTCTTTAAGAGTTCAAGGCAATCCCCTTGCATTAATTTAATCATGGTTTAACCTCATATACTCGCTTGTATAAGCGTCAGCCGTAAAGATAAGATAGCTACGCCCATCTTTAACATAAATATCTATTTCAAAGTTTTTAGAAGTCGTAGACTGTAAACGGCTACGCAAATCCTCTATCAGTTTATCTATTAATTCATTTGTCATTGTCTATGTCCTCTGGTTCAACGAGTGCATCTCTTGGGATAAGGCTTAAATAACGTGCTTCAACTTCGGCTATGTCTGGAAGTTCTGCAAGTGGGGTTTTCTGTTCAATCTCAATCTTATTAGTAGGTTCTCGATACCCCCAAAATTGTTTACTTTGCCAGATGTAACTTATATTGTTAGTTCTTCCATTTAATGCCAATGTATCATGTATGGTACGGAACATATCTCGTTGAGTGGATATCAAATGACTTCTTTCCTTGCTACATCCTTTGCCCTTTTCCCACTTATCTACGGTGCTTATATCAGCACCCAAGCACATACAGAAGTTAGTCCATGTTGGGATTTCCCCTGTTTCTTCGCAGGTGTCCCAAAACTTCTCTATACGGCACAGCACTTCTGTATCGTCTTTACATGGTGGAAACTTACTCCATTTCCTTGCAGACGATATTAGGTCTGACATTTCTTTTTTACTTACTTTAGTGTTTTCGTATGAGTAGTTTGGCGCACGCTTACCACTTTTCATGGCTTTTTCTTCTTCGGCTTTACGCATATTTTCTTCTCTCATACGCATTAGTTCTTCTGGTGTATATACTGGCATTATTTTCCCCTTTCTAATGTCCTTGCTATTTTACGGCTTTGCCACATATCTACTTCAAGTCTGCAATTTAGTAGGTGCTTTAGTTGTTCAAGCATAATCTCTACATCTGCTATTTCTTCGTATAGGTTATCCATATCTGCTTTATCTCTATACCACTTGGATATTGCTTGTATGAGTTCTGCACATTCTTCTTGGCATACTCCCATTTGGCTTTTTAATCCGTACATTTCGGCTATCGCTTTTACCTGTGGATTCTTCTCTAACATATCTTCTCCTATAGTGCGTAGCACCGTTAATCAAAAAACATCATACAAACAATAACCAGTAACAATACCGAATTAACAATGCACCATCTTTTAAGTATGCCTATTTGGTATTCAAGTTCTTCGTTAGTCATTATCTATCTCCTTTACGGCTTTCGCATTACGATTCCATAAATCATAGCGTTGAGTTCCTACTGTCTTTCTCACTAAAGGAAGTTCACTAACCGAAAATGTTACATCATATTCAAGTTCACAATTTTTATCTATGTTTTCTTCTAAAAACTTCCTATAATCTTCGACGGCTTTTTCAATGTTAATCAATCCCATTATCTTTACTCCAATCTCTGCCCACAAAACGGGCAGAAGTCTATCGAACACCGAAGTGTATGAAGATATGTTGTTCCCCATTCTCCATCCAACTCACTTATTCCTATAAACCATTTACCTATTTGACTCTGTTCGT